AGCACCAATCAGTACAAGTCCATCAACCGATGTACGTTCTTTAATTCTTGAGGTAAATAAATCTAACATTACTATTCTCCTATTTTACAGTCACGTTTACGATGACCATTCCACGCAACAAATCCACCGATTGCTAATGCCCAATATGCGAGTTTGTTTAACAGGTGGAAACCATTTTGTTCGATATTAATATCACGGAACAACTGATCTGCTTCGTTCTGTGTCATGGGTTCGGAGGTTGACTTCTTACCCTTCTTCAGAAGTACTGTGTATTTGTATGCATAGTCATGTACCAGACCACCAACCAACAATACACCTGTGGGTGATAACCATGATGCAAGGAACTTAGGTACAGATGCACCATCGAACACGAATCCTTTGGGAATGACATAGTTCTCACCATTCACCGAGAACTGCCAGTCCTTTGCGATTTCCCAAGTGCGTACACCAGTAATCCACATCCAGATTGCACCCCAGAAACCTTTACCCGCTGTCGGGATAGTGATTGGTTTCATGTGAGGCATCTCACCATACTTGAAACCGACCAGAGGTTCATCTTGATCAACACCACACGCATTGACGATAAACCCAATAATAATCAGAATACCTACTACAGTAAACTGCCAAAAATTAACTAGTTGTTCTAAAACAAATTCCATTATTTACTCCACTTTTCTCTTTGTTCTTTTCTATTTTGTAAAAATCGTTTGACCACATCTGGTCGTTTCTTTTTCTTTTTCTTATCAAGATAGACAGGGACAGTACTACTATCATCCCCTGCACCAGCGACTGCGCTAGTACCAGTCATCTCCTCATAAAACTTATGAAAATCTCTCATCGAGTAATCTCTCCTGTAGTGAAATACACCCACTGACTAGAATTTTCGTGTAGTCCTTTATATATGTCTAACCCAAGAACCTCGTCAATAGGTAACGCCTGAGTCTCTATAATTCTTACTCGGTCACCTTTCTTCACAATATCTTCGCAATAGAGTGCGGTTACTGTGTCATTTTTCATACGATAAATGCCAGGCGATAGTTGTTTATCATCAAGCATAAACCATTCCGACTGTTCTGCAAGACAATCTAGAATGTCGATACCTGTCTCTTCGTGAATTTGCATTAGACGTTCGTCAGATAACTCTCCATGTTCCTTAATCAATGCAAGTGCGGCACCATAACGTGCAACAACCGATTGACCGCCAGGCACTTTCGACATGAGTCGTTTCAGGTTGAATACCAGTCTGTGGAATGGAGTGTAATGCGAACGATACGCTTCACGATCATCAATACTATTAGTATTAAATTCCTTGTTCTTTTTACCATCCACATCAATGATGCCTTTCTTGAACGCCTCGGTCTTATCGAACGGAGTTACAAGTAACTTCAAGAATCGGATAGTGTAAACTAAGTCTGCTGCTGATTTTAATATTCCCATGATACTATTTATACTCGAAAAAAGTTCTAAATTTCTCTTAATGCATCAACAACACGTCTATCCATCTCTATATTGGTATATTCGTGGTTCTTGATTACTTTAAGGAAAATGAGGAAGGGTTTCAATGTACCCCAATGGTCGAGTTCGATTTTAAGTTCTAGGATGTCAAGTCCAGGCTGAATACCGAACACATTGAAGATTACGATTAGATGATTAAGGATTAGACGTTCCGACAGAACATCGGTGTCTCGGTAACGATTCAACAATCTCTTGATATACTTAAACTTTTTGAGGTCTTCAAAGAACTCATCACTATCGATACACTTAGGGTTCTGATAGTGTTGAGCAGCAAAGATTGTTAGATTGTCTTTCGTTAGTTGCATTATGTAATCCAAGTTTGGGGTACACTTTAGTGTGTACCCCTTTACTTAGGGGTTTATTCAAACAGGTTTTTTATTTGTCCAAGTAGAGATTTCTTAGACTTACGTCTGTCCAATTCAACACCATGAGTACGACCCAGTGCTTCTAATTCTACCTTGGTCATCTCATCAAGAGACTTGTCACCGATAGGTGCTTCGGTTAGAGTTTGGATAACTGGTTCAGGTACTTCAGTGATTACTTCTGCAACACCATTGAACTCATCAATTTGTTCTTGAGTGAATCCACCAGACTTGTACACTTCACCAGTTACTGGGTCTGTCCAACCACGTGACGTTGGGACTGCGTTAGAACACCACTTAGGCGCTTTAATTGTCATAACATTTACCTTTTTTTATTAACCTACGAATCCGACCGCAACACCCTTAACAACAGAACTCGCAGCGTATATTCTATCCTCAGCAGTTTTTCTCAAGGTAATTACCTCACCAGCTGCGATAGTAACAGAACGAACATCACTTACTAATAGACCAATATAGTTACCAGTATAGTTACTACCAACATAGTTACCAATATAGTTACTAGTAAAGTTACCAGTACTACTTCCTGTCGAACTTCTTGTAGAACCTCGCATAAAATCCCCAGGCGCCCCGTGCCGAGTGCCAATATAGTTACCAACGAAGTTACCAGCAAAGTTACTACCAGTAAAGTTACCAGTAAAACTCGAAGTTCTTGTAGCCGTACGAACTTGCAATGAATTTCTTATGTAACTCACTTGACCATGAGTCTCTACTGTCACGAGTACAGCAGTATCACTTGTATTAACCAGTCGTATCAATTTTGCACGACCCAAAGTAGTAGCAGTGTTACTACTTGTCGGTAATGCGGTTTCTGTTCCTTGTAAAATTATTACAGACATTTTTTTTATCCTCGTCTCTTTGCCATACGTTCTAGAAACGCTTTCGCTTCTCTGGTACGACCATCAAATGCATTCTTTGGTTTGTCAGAAGTCAGGTCTGCAATCTCTGCAATACTCTTACCATTGATGATGTTCTGCGCCTGTGCAATGATGTCTTCGGCAGACTCATCCAGACTTTCAAGTCCTTCAAGACCTTCAAACATCTTCGCAGCTTTCTTCAAGTCAACAGTGTCGATGTCACCATGTTGATTCTTAGTTCTAACAGTAACCTTACGACCACTCTTACCTAACTCAATTGCGTAGGTCTTACCATCCTTACCACGAACACCTGTTACTAATCCCTCATCTATACTAGTAAGACCATCGTCACTCTTAGATAAGTCTTGTTGCATCTTTTTGAGATTACCACCTTTGAATTGGATATTCAACATTGAGTCTCTACCTTTAGGTACTTCAACATCAATGTTCTTACCACCATTCTTTTTGATAAGAGCAACATATTGTTTTTCATCACCTTTGCGATATTCGCCTGGTTCATATTCTCTCATCAAGACACCTTCGGCTAATTTGAATGGTGCTTTCTTACTGATAGTTCCTTTACGCAACGCATCACCGATTAGTTTACCTAACTTCGCACTGTCGTATCTTTTATACTTGGGCATAGACAATAGAACATCTTGTGCTTGACTATCAGACTTACCTTTCTTTTTGAGTTCTTCGTAGTCTTTGAGCAGATTACGATTTTCGTCAAGTTCTACTTCTTCCTTGACTTCGGTAGACTTAACAATTTTGTTGTCACCTTTCTTAGAATCGATAGAACCTTTACCAGAGTTTGCTTTAGTTGCACGACCCGCTTTAGATGCAGTTTCGTGTGTCTCTTCTTCATCAGTCTTATCAACTGTATGTTTCTTAGAGAACTCTTTAGACTTAGGTGATTCTTTAGAATCAATCTCTTCTGGTTTGGTTGCGTTAGACTTCTGTTGTTTAGCAGCAGATTCCCACATCTTGTGTAGGTCAGTAATTGCATCAGTCAAATCGATGTCTTCACCAATCTTAGAGATTTCAGCAGTCTTGGCATTAGATGCAACTTTCTTCTTGTCATCTTTCTTCCCTGCAACTTTAGGTGCTTCTTTCTCTTCTTCGTCACCTTCGTCTTCGATTTCTTCTTTAGTTGTCACATCGTACTTCTTACCAGCAACAACAAAGGTATCATCACCCTTATCTTTGGCAGCTTTAAGTGCCTGAGTGAATGCATTACCTTCTTTCTTAGCAGGTTTCTTACCACCATCAATCGCATCGTCAGTTGCGGCACGTTTCTTGTGTAGATACTCGTCAGACGAATCAACATCACCATCATTGTCGATGTCTTTGTCTTTACGGTCTTTGAATTTCTTGTCGTTTTCTGCATCATCAACAGGGTCGAGTTTCTTCTTCTCTGCGAGTTCCCAACCTTTCTTCAAGTACTCTTTCTCTTTTGACTTGTCGATTACGATTGTTTTGTTACCCTTAACGACCATTGAGTCTTTCTTGGGGTCTTTCATTTGACGTGCTTCGTCAATTTCTAATGATTCACCAAGGATGACTTGGGAGTAGGCATCCATTAATGATTTCATATCTTTACTTTGCATGGTGTTTCTCCTACATCCACAAATAGTTTACGAGACCCGCAATTATTGCAGCCCCTATTAAGTACACAACTTTATTGATAATTGCAACAGTGTGGGCATTATCATCCACTTTTTTTTCGATTTCATCTAACTTCTGAGAGAATCTGTTCATCCTATCAAAATTATTACTGTTATTCCTATCCAAGGCGATCATCTTCTCTTCTACTCGGGCCAATGCAACGAGAGCTTCCGCAACCTTATCGATTTTATCTTCCAAACGATCAAAACGAGCAGTCGAATCTGTCTCGATTCGAGCAAGTCTCTCCGCTTGTGTTTGCTTTACTGCCATTACATCCTTTCCCATTAAAATAAGTATAGTTCTATTTATAAGATTTTTATGTTCTATTCATATATCCTAACAACTAAATCACCTTCACCTTTGATCACTCGGTGATATTCCATCTTATCTATACTGTAATTATGACCTTCTAATAAGTCCATAGGTTCTTCGTTGTCTTTCTGCAACTTCCAACCATTTCCTTCTAGTACGTGAAGACTTCGGTCTTTCAAGTCTCTATGCCAGATCAAATCTTCTTCTCTGACATTCTCTCTAAAAACCCTTACTCTACCATTACGAACCTTTATCTCAGTGTAAGGTTTTACCAAAAGAAACTTCCTCCACCAGAGAGTCCAAGTTGTTTTGCGTAACGAGGTAATCTACACGCCCAGTATCCAGCGGTCATCTTATCGTTCTTGGTCTCGCACTTGTGTCTTGCAACAAATGATTTACGTGCAGCAGGGTCATTCAACTTAACTTTGAGTCCAGTTGTATCACCCCAAGAGATTTTCTTGATCTTACCAGATGAGGGGTCTTTGACATACACATAGTACTTCTTCGGCCCACCCTTCTTTGGTTTGTTCAGTTCTGGTTGTTTCTCTTCAAAGATACAATCCAACGCAACATTCTCACCATTGAACTGTGCGAACTCACCAAGGTTTGACTCCATGATGTCAATCTCACTTGGTTTGATTTCAAGTTCACCATTGTGATACTGTTCACGCAAGTCTCTCCAATACTGGAAATACTTCTCCGAACCAACTCGATAGATGTTATTCTCTACCAGATCGGATTCCGAACCACAACTACAATGGTCATTAAATGTCTTCATTATCTACCAAGTCTCTTCAAAAGACCTTGTAATGATTTCAAGTCCTTAGAAATAACTTTCTGGAACTTCGCTTTGTCTTGTGGTTTTCTTAACATGGTGAACAACTTGGTAACTTTCTTCGCATCGTCTTGAGAAATCTTACCTTTCTTACCACCTTCAAATTCTATCTCCCCACCTTTGGGTAGGTCAGATGCCTTTCTGATTTGCATCAGAACGTTCTTTGATGCAGCTTTGCGGTCATCATCACTCGCAACAAAATCATCGTTGTCTGCAGCGTCTTTACCACGTTTACCCATAGCACGCATTGCATCACGTTTCGCACGTGCGTTCTCTAAGAATAAATTTAAGTCGAAATCTTCTAGAGACTCCATGTACATATTCAGTTCATACTTCTTATTGTCTAGGTTTGCAACTTGGATATGAACGTTCTTCTTCTTGTTAGTACCAAGAATGTATGAATTGGTTTTACCTTTGGATGGTCTCTTCGGCCCCATTGCAACCTTATCATCAATCTCATCTTTGTCTACGATGAAACCTTTCTTCTTTGCATGGGCATATGCGTGTTGCATCGCACCAGAGAAGTCACGGTGATATAGGTCATAACCAGATGCGGATTTGGATTCTTTGACTTCTGGTTTCTCGTGGGTGTAACCCATCTTGTCCATTTTCACATGGTCTGCGTAGGTGTTAGCCTTGTAACCTTTCCCAGTCTTGGGGTCATACATCATGTGTGGTTTGAAGTCTTCTTCACCCTTACATTCTGCGAGTATTTCTTTTAACTTTTTCATTTACGCCAAATCCTTATCGTGGTTCAAACCACCCTTTTTCTTTTTAACTATGAACGCATTTACTCGTGCATATCCCCATTGTTGTGGTGTAGTGCCTGGTCTGTGACCAGTCTTCCATGCGGCAACACCACGGTTATAAACTTTTTTGAGAGTCCCATACGAAATACCAGACTTCTCCGACTTCTTCTTTAGTGCTTCATCTGCTTCGTATAGTCTAATCATTTTGTTGCCCTGTTCTTTGCTCTTGCACGTGCAAGTCTCGCACGATCAAGTATTGCATCGTGTTTACGTTTATCCGCTTCTTTCTCTCGTTTAATTTTTGTCTGTGCAGTCTTTACTGCATCTTCCATCGGAGTATCTTTCTTATACTTCTTGACGAGTTTATCAGTACCTTCCTCACCAGCATTCTCGGTGGTGATAGTCTTAGAAGTCGTCTTGAAATCTTTCTTACGCATTATTGTTTTGTTAACAACTTCGAACTCATCCTTCTTGCGGTCATAGTTGATGACTACAGGAAGGTTCAAGTCAGTCTGTAAATCCTTGATAACTGCTTCACTGTCAGGATTCTGTTTGATGTTCTTTGCCTTTCTCTTTGCGATTTTCTTGAATAGACGTTGTAACTCTGCAATTGTAATAGCAGGTTTGTTACGTTTGTCATTCATGCGGTCAGCGAAATGTCTAGTGAACTCGATGTCCACATTGAATTTTGCAAGTAGTCTATCCGCAAATTTCTCAAGGTCATTAAGTTGTTTGGCGGAAACTTCCTCGTACATATCTTTGAATTGTTTGGTGTACTTGGATGGTTTGGTTTTCGCAGTCGCATCGCCTGGAGCTGGTTTGTATGCAGAGTCATCATCGTCTGCTTTCTTACCATGTTTCTTGAAGTGTGCATCACGTTTGTCTTTGGTAGACTTCTCCAAACCCGCATAGTACTTCTTAGGTTGAGTACCTTCTTTATCTTTTATGTCAGAGTCTTGGGGTGCTTTCTTCTCGACCAGTTCTACTGCATCCAACCACTTACGAACCTTCTTGTCACCGCATTCCACGATAACATAGTTCGAACCCAAGACCGACACGACACCAACTTCTTCGGACTCTTTGATAACAACAGTATCACCCAGTTCAAACAGTTCACCTTTAACAAACTGTTCTCTTAGGTCAGATACTTTTGGTAATTCTATGTGGCGTTTGAAAGATGTCTCTTCCGTGAGACCGAGACCCTTCCTTACGTCATTGAACAACTTACGAGTGTCTCTGTCCGACATAGTCGATGGGACACCCTGTGTGAAAGCTGTGTAATCGTTATCTTTTGCATTGGCACGTTGTTTAGATGCAGACATACCTTCCACACCCTCGGCATCAGGGTCTCTTTGACCAGCAGATACAATATTGATAGATTCGAAATTATAGAATCCATGACGTGCCTTTTTACCATTGTACTTGTTCAACAATACTTCGAACTCACGTAGACGATCTTGACCGACCACCATAGTGATTCGTTTGTATCCTTGGTCATACAACTTTGCAGCGATATTAAATACTGTTTTTACTTCTTTATCGACCATGATGTTTCGACCATACTTGGGAAACATCTTGCGTAGGTGTTTTACCTTGTCAGAATATGACAATGGGTCTTTAGGGCCCACAGACTGAGACACATAGACTTTCCAATCTGCACGTCCTGCCTTTTTCGCAATGGTATCTAATACTTTACCATGACCGATAGTAGGAGGATTCATTCTACCAAATGTAAAATAAACTTCCTTCGCTTCTTCTACTAGATACGACTTAAAATCTTTAATCACTGGACTTTTTACCTTTTTTTCTTTCCATTTCCATCTTGCGTACTTTAGGAAGAATCTTCTTCGCAATTTTCGCAATCTTAGGTTTCATCTTATCTAGACGTTTCTCAATGGACTGTTTTCGAGCCATTGACATATCGCCCTTGTCCTTCCCTTTGGTGATTTTTTTGATTATCATGTTGCGTGCTTGTTTCATTGCACGTTTTTTGAGAGTGTCCATATTTGCAGTTTTACGAGCCGCACGTTTACGACCCATTGCAATTTTGGCTTTGTTTTTCTTGAGAGATCGTGCAAGTTTCAGACGTTGTTGAATATTCAACGCTTCGTCTGGTGACTCGACCACCTTAATGAATTCTTTTAGTCCCATTGGTTTGGACATATCTTACCCCTTACGGTTTTTCCCATCCCTTCAGTATATCTGGACTGAAGTTGTTATACGAAAATTCTAGGCGATCAACCAACTTGACCGCATCACCACCTAATTTGTCAATAGCAACAAATCCTTCTGCACCTGTCTTGACCTTATATCCTGTCTTGGTCTGAACAAATGTATCAAAAGAACTAATACTATTAAGTTTATTTATAAGTTTTAATTTTGCAAGTACAATGTTTTTTTGCAATTCAAACATATTAACAAGCGATCTTTTGTTACTTGCAGAGAAGAATTTCAAGATATCATTCAACTTCTGTGCTTGTGTAAGTTTACCCTTCTCTGATTTACGTTTATCCATCTCTTTCTTGAACTTAGTGTTAATCCATTGAATGAGTCGGTTAACGTGCAGTTTACTGTTAGGAATGACCTTTTGATCACGCACAAAAGTGTTATTATACTGTTCAATCAACTGTGCAATGTGTTGTTTACTCTCTAGTTCACGTAGAGTAGTACCAGAGATTTGATTGAATAACTTACCAGCATCTGACAGATGTTTGGTCACCGCAGCAGTTTCTGTTTTGTTCATAGTCGCACCAGACACATCACGTAACATTGCATCCTGTGACCATACGTTTACAGAATTGCGAAACTTCGACACATCTACCCCATATGTCGCTCGCATCGACTCAAACGAATCCCCAGTATAGGTTGTGTGCCACACGATACCGATCTTCGCAGCACGAACTTCTTTTGCTTGGTCATAAGGAATCGCATAGATTATTGTGTTGGGATGGAAAGTCGTATACTTCTGACCATCAATGGTTTCATCCTTGGTGTCTCCTTTTGAGAACAAGAAATCCCCTTGGATAACCCCAGTAATACCCAGTTCAGGTAGATGTTTCAATGCAAGTTTCATCTTGGTTGCAAGGTCTTGACTACTGATGTCTGCATCAATATCTGCATTGGTCTTATAGACTTTCGGATTCTTTGCGAACACACCTTTCTTCGCAACAAAGAACTTACCATCACTAGGGTCTTGACCAGCAAAGATTGCAGGCGCACCATCCCACTTGGTGGACAGTTTACTCTTGGTCTCACCCGCCAACATATCACGGAGTTCTCTCAATGCATTGATTGCCTGTCGAGTACCATTCACACCCCCATAGAGAACCTTATCCTCGATATGGGTCATGTGGGTGTTTTTCTGTTCTGTGATAAAGTCTGAAAAATTCATTACTTGGTACTCAATGAGTTATACTTGATTGCCAGATTAAAGAACTGTCCTAGTTTCTTCTGTCCCGCATTACCAGACTTGTTAGTCCGTATTGACATCTCCATTGTAACAGTTGTGTCACGAGATTTCAACTCTATAAACCAATTTTGTTTAGATGTAGTCGATGGATATGCTTTTACAAACTTAACCATAGGTAAGAATACACCCAGTTCATCGTCAGAAGTAATTTCCTCGAAGGTGTCCTTCACTGCTTTGATTACCTTGGTAGGAACTTCGGGTGCATCACGTAGAACTTCTGATCGAATATAATCAAGTGTTGTATCTTTGTTCGCATTGAATAGATCAATAATACTCTTACGACAAATCTCTAGATGTTCGTCATATAGTTTTTCATACTTTGCATTGTCATCTTTATTGAGTTTAACAAGTAGTGCAGACGTGACTCTTTTCTTTGACTTGTCATATTGACCAGACGAAGGCATACCTTCTATCTGTTTGAATACCTTGGTGTGTAATTCTCTACGCAATACAGATACTTTACGAGTCTGTTTGAATGCGGTGAATACAGGATTCACATAGGTATTGAGTTTAGGTTCTTTGGTCTTCTTACCACCCGCTTTGAGTGATACACCTAACATCTCACCATCAGTAAACTCAATGAAGATGTCGCCAGGATGGTTCTTCGGAACACCTGTAGGTTTCGCACGATATCCCCAGTAAACCTGTTTGATTCGTTTGGACTTGTTCTCATCCTGTAGATACTTGTAAACACCCATGGCATTCAACATCTTCTCAGAGAACTTCGAAGATTCCGATGCCTTCTGAATGGTATCAACGGCCGCAGCAACATCGGATTGCATCACACACGTGAGTTTGGATGGGTCTTGTTCTAGTAGATGTGTATAGAAGTCATCGATATTGGTTGTCATTCTATAACCAGTCTCCCATGCGATAGCAGGGAACAACTCAGTGATGGATGCGTTTAGAGTGGTCTCACCGATACCACCAGACTTAGGTTTCAGTAGAAGGATGACCTTAACGTCAAAATGAGAATCAATAAAGATAGGGTCTACACCCTGTCCCGCTTTCTCTCTTACTTCTGCTTTGATTCCTGCCTGTTTTAGATTACGTACTATCTCATCTCGGTCACCGAGTCGGTCAGCTGACCTAACAACAAAGACCGCAGTCTTGGAGTTTTCGGATTTCTTCTCTACCGAGAGGTCACCAAAAACACCTTCGGGGAAGTCACTTGTAGCAACTTCCTCGGATAAAAACTGTTGAAACGAAAACATTCGATTATTCCCATAGGTTATAAAGTGTTATTATACATCTATTTATAACAAAACGGAAGTCGAATTTTCCTCATTATACTGTTTAATAGTATTTTTTAATGTGTTAATCCAGTTATCACGATGTTCAACAAACACTTGCGGTTCGTTGTTATCCACCGAGATGATGGTAACCAACTGAGTAATCGGCATACCTGTACGTTCTTCCCACATTACAGCGTAACCCGCTTCTTGCATGAAGTAGTTCTTGACCCAGTCTTTCTTCTTGGGTTTCATCGAAGTCTTGTAATCGATGATAGAAATCTTTCCATCAAAGACCCCCACGCAATCCACACGACCTGCCACACCAAGGTGGTTAGAGTACAGTGGTGCTTCTTGGGCATACACTTTAGTCAGACGTTCATCAAGGATAGGTTTTAGATCAAGGAACGATGCGATGATGTCAGGAGTGTAACCCTTCTTGAAGTCAGGGTCATTGTTGACATACTTCTCAATGATTTCATGAACAGATGTACCACGAGTGGATGCACGATGAGAGATGCGGTTTGCTTCCGCAGCTCCAACCCTTGCACGCCATTTGGCAATTGACTCACGACTGAGTATCGACAATACAGTAGTAATCGAAGGTAGGTCAACTCCATCTGGTGTTCTATACTTACGACCAGATTCGGTGGTTACCGCATTCATCTCGGTCAGTTCAACTTGTTCATGTAAAAAATTCATAATCTATTTCTCTTGTTTGTATTTCATATGTATCATTATACTATATGACGTTTGTTTTGTCAAGCGACTGTCTATAATAACTCGACAAGGTTTCTTAGTAGAAAGGTTAATCCGATACCATTGACCAGTATCAACGCACGATCTTTCCAGAGACACGATACCCAGAACCAACCCATAACACCCACGATAGAAAGTATTAAATCATACGCCTCGTATCCATCAACACCTCGAACGGACATTGCAGCGACCATCATGACCGATGCAAACCACTTGACATACCAATCTAATCCATTACTGGTTCGCATCAGTTATTTCACTCCAATGTAAGTCGATTCTTGAGTCACCCTTTTGATTCCAATGCCATTCGACACCACACTCTTCGATGATGGGTAATATTTCCTTC